CCGTGGGAGCGGTACCAATTCGCGATCATGTTCGGAGTCTTCCTCCGGGTGCCGGGTGCTCCATACGACGACATATACTTCCACGTCACCAGGGACATCATGGGCAGAGGGAGCGGTAAGAACGGATTCATTGACTTCTGCGCTCTCTACATGATCTCACCGCTCCACGGTGTGAAAAATTACAACGTAGACCTGATCGCCAACGGCGAAGACCAGGCGGGAACGTCCATCAAGGACGTCTCGAACCTCGTAAACGAGCCGGCAAAGGCGGCATACGCCAAGGCCCTGAAGGCCAACTTCAAGGGAATGGCCGAAATGGTGCTCGGCAAGAAGATGAACGCGGAGTTCCGGCTGAACACCACGTCCACGAAGAACAAGGACTCCAAGCGGACCGGCTGTGTCATCTACGACGAGAAGCACCAGTACGTCGACACCAGGAACATGAACACCCTGAAGTCCGGAACCGGAAAAATGAAGTGGTGGCGGGAAATCACCATCACAACCGACGGCCATGTCAGGGGCGGCGTCCTGGACGACGAGAAGGCGCAGAACGAGATCATCCTCCGGGAATATGATCCGGCGAACAGGACATTCGTGAACTGGTTCCGGATCGAGGCGGAGGACGAGTGGAAAGACATCAACAAGATTGTGAAGGCGAACCCTTCCCTCGCGGATCCGTCGTTTTACAGCCTACGGTCAACGATCGAGCAGGAAATCAAGCTCATGCCGTCCACGCCGGACTACTATCCGGAGTTCCTGGCAAAGCGCTGTAACTTCCCGATCTCTGATCCGCAGAGCGCGGTGGCCGAATGGAGAGACATCGAGGCATGCCTGCGGCAGAGGGACTTCGAACCACAGCAGGGAATGGCATGCGTGGCAGGGGTTGACTACACGAAGACAAACGACTTCTGCGGATGCTATGTACTCTTCCGAAAGGGGAAACAGATCACAGGATTCCACCACACATTCATCTGCAAGAGATCAAAGGACCTGCCGAACATCCGGGCCCCGATCGAGAAGTGGGCGAAGGAGGGAATCTGCACGATAGTGGACGATGTGGAGATTCCGCCGGAGCTGCCGGCATCGTGGGTGTCGGAATTCGCCAAAAAGTACCGGCTGTTGATGATCGGGATCGACTCGTATCGATACACCTGGCTCAATAAGGCATTTAAGTATTACGGCTTCGATGCCTTCGACAAGGAGAATAAACGGGTCTATCTCGTCAGGCCATCAGATATCGCCAAGGTTTCAAGCCTGATCAACAGCGCTTTCCTCAACCAGCAGATCAGCGGGTGGGACAGGATGATGGCATGGTACACCAACAACACAAAAAAGCTCACGGACTCAAAGGGGAATACATCCTACGGGAAAATTGAACAGAAACTCAGAAAAACAGATGGCTTCATGGGATTCGTTGACGCCATGTGCTGCCTGGATTACCTCCCTGATTCGGGAGATATGCCGGACATTGATATGTCTGTGGCTGTTTTTTGAGGGGAAACCCAATGTCGGTATTCAAGAATTTTTGGGACTTTGTCCAGGGAAAGATGCTCGGCGGGTCCGAGGTTGTGATCAGCTCCGACGACCTGAACAATCTGGTCGACAAGGAGAAGCTGACAGAGCTGACGACCTACGAGTTTGCACTCTGCAGCGGGATCAACATCATCGCGAACGCGCTCAGCGCATGCGAGATCAGGACCTTCGTGCGGAACAAAGAAGTGCACGGGGACGAGTATTTCCTGTGGAACTACAGCCCGCATTATAACTACAACGCGAATGAGTTCATGCAGAAGATCGTCTGGAACCTGATCTACAGGAACGAATGCCTTGTCATCGAGACGAAAGGCGGCCTCGTGGTCGCTGATTCCTATGAGCACGATGTATATGCACTCTATCAGGACGTCTTCCGGAACGTGATCGTGAATGCAGACTCCCAGAACGGAGTCCCGCACCCGTACACATTCCCGAGGCCTTTCAGGATGGACGAGGTGCTCTTCTACCGGCTCTCCAGCCGGAACATCAAGAGCATCCTGGACTACCTCATGGAGGGATACAGACAGCTCCTCGAGACAGCGGTCGACAAATTCCAGAAATCAGCTGGCGAACGCGGAGTCCTGACAATCGACGGAAACGCTGCAGCGAACCAGAATTACGGGATTAAGTCGGACGGGAACCCGCGGACATTCAACGATGTCTTCGCGGAGATGATGAACGAAAGGTTCAAATCCTACTTCAACGCGAAGAACGCGGTCATGCCGATCTGGAAGGGATTTGATTATCAGGTCAAAACCTCCGAGGCCTCCAAGCGGACGACCTCGGAGGTCAAAGATATCACCGACATGACCACGGAGATCACGACAAAGGTTGCGAACGCACTGCAGATCCCTCCGCAGATCATGCTGGGGACTGCGGCAGAGGTCAAGCAGCTGACACGGAACCTGATCACATTCGGGATCAGACCGATCGCAGACGTGATCACGACCGAAAACAACCGCAAGAGGAACGGGAAAGAGGTCCTGAAGGGAACATATCAGATGATCGACCTGACGGGCATCGAATACACAGATATTTTCGAGGCGGCGCAGGGTGCATACAACCTGCTCGGCAGCGGCTCGTCCGTTGACGAGATCCGGATGCTCACCGGGCGCCCGGAACTGGGAACCGAGTGGAGCAAAAAGCACCTGATCAGCAAAAACTTTGCAGATCTCGAGTCCCTCGAGGATATAGGGAAGATAGGGAACGGGGGCACCGATCCGCCTGATCCACAGGCACCTGTGCCAGGCGGCGATGCCCCGCCATCTGACCCGGAACACGAGAAAAACGGAGGAAAGGAGGACGACAATGCCGAAGGCAAGAACTGATTTCAAATTCTGCTTCCGACAGGAAGCAACGGCGGAGGGCGGAGCGAAGCACATGCTCTACGTCTACGACGCCGTGAGTAAATACGGCGCGTGGAACTGGCAGACATGGAGCTATGACGACTCGGAGACGAGCGCGAAGCACTTCCGCGACTGCCTGGACGAGATTCCGGACGGCGAAAGCATCGAGCTGCATGTCAACAGCGCGGGCGGCGAGGTCGGTGAAGGCGTGGCAATCTTCAACCTGCTCAAACAGAAACAGGAAAAGGGAAGCAAGATCACAGCCTATGTCGACGGGATGGCGTACAGCGTGGCGATGGATATCGTCATGGCTGCACAGGAGATCCACATGGGGCTCGGGACAACCATGTTCCTCCACAATCCGTGGATGTACTGCAAAGGAAACGCCGCACAGCTCCGCGCATATGCTGAGCAGCTGGACGCGCTGGGGACAGCTTCCAGACATCTTTATTTGTCGAGAAGCGGCGGGAAGATCGACGAGCAGACCCTGAAGGAGCTCATGGAGAAAGAGACCATGTTGGATCCGCAGACCTGCATGCAGTACGGATTCTGCGACGTGATCGACGAGTTCAAGGCGGACGAAGAAGACGACGAGAACAAGGATGAGATCATCCAGGAGCTGCGCAACCAGCTTTTCCGCCAGCAGGAAATGAACAGGATGATGCAGTTTGCCGGAATGCAGCCGGCACAGGGAGCCGGCGGGCCGCAGGGGGAGCAGAACCCGGCAGAGGAAGCTGCAGAGAGGATGCGCGAGACGCTGGCGAAGGCCATGCGGGCAGCGGGATCCAGGTAAGAACATGAGGACCGGCACTGAGCCGGATACCGGAAAGGAGATACAACATGCCCATGAAAAACAAAGACCTCCTGAAGGAGGAAAATTACAAGATCGTCCAGAAGCTCTCCGAGGCCATGCAGGCCGGAGACGCTGACGCGGCAGCGGCCGAGATCCAGGAGCTCCACGACAGCGTGGCGAACCGGATCGAGCAGGAATTCGAACAGTACGGAAACGTGACCGACATGATGGTCCTCCAGAGCCGTGGCCTCCGCGCCCTTACTTCTGAGGAGACGGAGTGGTATCAGAAGTTTATCGGCGCCGTGAAGTCCGGCGCCCGCCAGGATATCCAGAACCTGACTGATCACATGGTCCCCACAATCTTCGACCGCGTGATTGACGACATGCGCAAAGCACATCCCCTTCTGGGTGCGATCGACAT